GATGCCGCGACGGCCTCGCCCATGCGGACGGCGCGAGCCTCGAACGCACTTATGGTCGCCCCAAGCCCGATGACGCCCTCGCCTGCCGACATTGCCGATTCTGCAAGGCTATCGCCCAAGCTGCCAAGCCCCGGAACGCTGGAAACTCGCGCGGCGAGATCGCTGAGAAAGATTGACCACTTTGCTTGAATGCTTTCCAGCATCTTCATAAAGGCAATTTCGACTTTCACGAACGCAAGGCCAAGCACGTCGATCAGTGTAGACCCTCCCGCCCTGATCCGACCCCATACCTCAGACGCCACATCCGCCAAGATGCCGAGCGCTGCGCCGAAGCTGCCCGCGCCCTTGACTAGCCGCATCATCTGAATTGCAAGCTCGCCCGCGATAACGATAACCGCGCCGATGCCGGTCGCCATTATGGCGCCCCGCAGCGTTACGGCTGCGGCAGCCGCAGCGATCATCGACCCCGCAGCGACAACAAGCGCGGGGATGTAGCTCAAGAGAAGCACGCCAGCCGCAGCGCCAGCGTAGACCGCCACCCTGTCAAGATTGTCAATAACGGGCTGCATCGACTCAGCCATAGCTGTTAGCGCAGGCGCAACCGTAAGGCCTATAAAGTCAGCCGTGGCCCTCACAAATGCGGACATGGCCTCCACGATGCCAGTATCAACAAGCGCCACGCCAAGCGCCGTGAACGCCGTGCCAAGCTGAGCGGTTGACGCTCTAAGCTCGCGCCCGCTTGCAACAGTGCTGTCGGTGATTAGGCCATACTTTGCCGCCTGCTCACCAATTTCCGCAAAAGCCTTGCCGCCGTTTTGCAAAAGCGGAATAAGCAACGATGAATCCGAGGCGATGGCCTCAAGGTAAAACACCATTTCCTTTTGAGAAGCGCCCGCTTTTTCCAGCGACGAAACGTAAAGCTGCAACGCCTGGGGGCCTGATAGCTTGGCAAATTGATCTGCGGTCACGCCGACCTTGGGCGCGATTTTCTCGAAGAAATCCTTTAGCTCACCGCCGCCGGTGGCCATAAAGTCACCGATCTTGTCGTTTGTATCGCGGAAAATGTCCGAAAGCTTTGCGTTTTCAATGCCGAGCGACCGAGCGCCAGCGGCGGCACGCTGAAATTCGCTTAGGCTTGCGCCCGCCGCGTTGGCGAGGTCTTGCATCTCGACGGCTGCGCGCGCGCTTTGAACCGCAAACGCGCCAACCGTAGCGGCGAACGCAGAAACAGCCGCGCCCGCCGCCCGTAGGCTGGCATTCAAGGGGGCTATGTTCGCCCCGATGTTTACGAGGATGTCAGGAATCCCAACCATCTAAGCCCGCCTTTATCTCGTCAATCGCGCCTCGGGTCAGCTTGCCTGCGTAGTCGCCCTCTTGGCGTGGCCGCTTCCATTCGTATTCGCAAAGCCACTCCGAAAAGGTCATGCTCCAAAACTGATCCGGTGCAATTCCCCATTCGCGGGATATGAGATACATCGCATCCCAGTTTATGCCCTCGGTCGGCGCGCCTTCGCCGCTGCCTTCGGCGTCGCCTTCACTGCCGGGGCCTCGGGATTTTTTGCGTCTGCCACGCTCGGGCTAACGGCTTCGCCAAGCGCCTTGACGTAGGATTCCATGTGCGCCTGGTTGGTTATCATCGCGCAATACACGTCGTCCTCATCGCACGCCGCGCCGCCCGCTTTGAGCAATTCAGCAGCGACGAATGCAAGCCCGCTCATATTTGGCGCGGAGGTAGAGAACGAGTGCAGAACCATCATCGGCGACACGCCTTGCGCCTCGATGCGGCGAAGCAGCTTATTAGACGGCGTGACAACAATATCAACGCCGCGCCAATCCATCACGATCTCACGAAACACGCCACCCATCAGGCTGCCGTGAAGGTAAACGCGCCGCTCGACTGGAACGATGCGGAGAACGTGGTCTCGCCGTCGTGCGCTCCGCCGACTTCAAACGAGGTGATAAAGAAGTTCGCCACGAGCGTTGCGCCGCTGGCAAAGTCGATCACGTATTCGTCCAGAACCGCCGCTGCGTTGCCTGTGGCCGCAGTAAGCAACGTGTCGCCGACCATGACGCCCTCGACGCTCAGGTCAATGGACCGCACGCCGAAATCGGCAAGCATGGTGCGAACGCCAGCCGAGTCCTTATTCGTAATGTCAATCGGCTCGTTGTTCACGGTGAACGTATCCACCCGCGCGCCAGCGATGACGACAGCCGAAGAGGCGTCGCCCAACGAAATTCTGACGCCCGTGCGCCCGCTTGAAGCTGCCATATTGGCCTCCTATGGGATGTGCTGTTGCAATCATACCACAGGTGTTACGGTAATGCCACAAGCCGAAACGTCATCAACGCGCGGCGCGTAATGCCATCAGGGTCGCGGGAGAAGGCCATGCCCTCGCAGTCCAGCCGAACAAAGCCGGGCAACGTCGCCGCGATGTCGGCGCGGTCAAGCGCGGTGAAACATGCCTGCGCCACGGCCTCGCATTCGCCCGTCTGCAAGCGTGACCATACGTCAAGCTGTATGAGCGCCGACGTGCCGGTGGCGTCCTTAGTGCTGAACCCCGGATCGCTAACTTGCAGGCATGTGATGTAGGGAAACCCCGCGTCGCTTGACGGGTCCGAGACCTGAGGCGCTTGCTCCCAAAATATCGCGGTCACACCGTAAGCCGTCGATAGCTGCGACGTGACGCCGGTGACGTTCAGCAGGTTATAAAACGCGGTGCGAACTGCAAAGGGGATCATTCTGCGGCCCTCCTCATGGCTTCGCGGATCGCGTCCTCAAACGGCCCGCGCTCTGCATCGGTCGCGGGTCGCCAAGATGGGCGCGGCTGCAACCCTTGACGCCCGAACTCCAACTCGTAGGCGTAGTAAAGGCGGCTCCCGATCTGCGCGGTATCCGGCGACGGGCGAGAATAGTAGATCGATGAGGCAAGCGTGCCGGTGTCGTTTGCCGGGGCCTCGCCCGCTGCCGATGATTGATGCGTGCGGCTGAGGTTCTGGCCTGGCGCGCGGGTATGCACGCGCCCGGTCTTAGGGCCTTGAAGGATGGCGCGCTTAACCCTTGCATTGACCTTGAGCGCGGTCTTGGTAATTTCGCGGCGCACGTTTGCACGCAGCTTGCGCTCATATTCGCCAAGCCATCGCTCAAGGTCGTCGGCCCCACTCACGCTCACGTCGCTACCCCCGCTTCCGCGTCAATCTCTAACCACTGGTTCCGAAACTCGACGTTATCAATCCGCGTGATGTTGTGCGCGCGCGTGCGGATTAGCACCCTGTCGCCCTCGCGCAGCGCAGCGCTATACCGCACGACAACGCGGAGCCTCGCCACAGCGTCGGTGCGGTCGCCTGTGCGCTCCTCACGCCCGGACAAACCCCGCACATGCGCCCGCGTCGGCGCGCCTGAGACGGTTGCCCATGCTTTTGTAAACGTGCCAGCCGCGCCCGCAGTTGCGGTCTCGCGCTGAAACGTCACCGCCTCACGCAGGAGGCCACTGGAATAGTCGCAACAAAAGCCCATCAGATTCTCACGTTGCGATAACGCGAGACGATCTCAGCCGCGCCGCTTGCGTGGTAAGCGCTGCCCATGTCGCAGCCGTCGCCCCGATGCCCGTAGGCGTATGCCGCAAGCTGGCGCACCGCGCGCTTCAGGGGGCCGGGCACATCGCTTGCCGCATCGCCATAGCCGGAGACGTGGACGATCTCAATCGCGTTGACGGCGCGCAATGCGACCGGCCAAGCCGCGCCAGACTTGAGCGCGAGACGGCCCGGCTTTTGCGCGGTGTCAACGTCAAAGGTCGCAGCCACATCAACCGCCGTGGCCACGCTATCCTCACCGTAAACCGTGACCGATGTGACCGACGCCAGAGGCATACGGCGCAGCGTCACGAATGGCGCGCCGCCGTAGACCATCCCCATGCTAAGGCTGCCACGATGGCCCTCGCGCACGCCGTCCCACCACTGCTCCTTGTAGCCGGGCCAGCAATCAATGGTCAGCCGCCACGTCTGCGAGATAAGCGCGAGGCCCGATGCGTATTCGACCTCCTCGCGCGCCTCGGCAATTAGGCCCTCAAGGTAGGCGTCGGTATCGCTCACGCCGTTAAGCTGCGCGCGCAGGTCTTCAGCCGTTACAGGCTCAGACGCCGGGCCGGCGACGAGGGTATACCCCTCTTGCTGATAGTGCCGGGCGATAGGTCGGAGGCTCACTTGCGCTTCCTCCCGCGCTGCGGCACGTGCAACATTGTCTCGGGCGAGGTGGCGATCTTGACCTCATACGCCGCACCGTCGAGAACGGCCCATTCGGCGACGTAGCCGTCAACGATATCCCCCTCGGCAAACGCCTGCCTGGCGTAGCCGTTCGGCATACACTCGTAACCGCCTGGCTGGAAAATCTTTGCGCGCATGGCGTGGCCTCCTGTGCTCAGGGATGGGGCGGCGATCCCGTTGACTGCCGCCCCACGTCAAAGCTCAGGCCGGGGGGTTGGCCGTGGGCGCAATGTGCGGATGGCCCATCACGGCAACGCAACTTACGAAGATGTTGCCGCTGTTGTTGCCGACAGGCGTGATGGTAAGGCGCGAATACCGCTTGTTGCCGATATAGCCCAGCTTCCGCATTTTGTTATCATCGCCAAACGCAAACGCGGCAAGCGCTTCGGTTCCGATAAGCTGAGCGTCTGCAACGGCGGCGGCGTCCGACATGTTGGACGCGTCCCCGTCCTCAAGCAAAACGGTAAAGGTCACATCAGCGTCAGTGTTTGCGCCGACGTTGATGAGGTAGGTCAGCGAGCCAAAGCCGAGCCGGTCAACGATGTTGCCGACAAGCGCGGTGTTGTCCGTTCGGGCGGCAACGGGTGCCAATACCTGAACGGGGGCGATGTTGCTCATTTGATCACGCATTTGATTTACTCCTTCAGCGTGTAAAGCGGGGCGGCAGGATCACCGCCCCGTTAGTTATCAGGACGCGAGCTTGATAAGCTGAAGCGCCTCAAAGTTAATGACCGCGCCGCCGACCCGCTTGGTCGAGTAGAACTCAACAAACGGCTTTGCGGAGAACGGGTCTCGCAGCGTGCGAATGCCCACGCGGTCAACGATCTGATAAGCCGAACGCATGTCGCCAACCGCGATGGAAAGCGAGCCGGTCGCCGGATCGGGCATATCCTCGAACGAGGCGACCGGATAGCCAAGCAACGTTGCAGGCTGCCCCGCCGCGATCCCAGGGGACCACAGGTAAGCGCCGTCCGAGTCCTTCGTCTTGCGCAGGAGGGCCGTGGTCGCGCGGTTCGTGAACCACGAGGCGTTGGAGCGATACGCGCCCTTGAGGTTGTAAAGCGCGGTCAGCAACACGTCGCCGCCGTTCGGAGCCGCCGCAAGCCCGCCGTTCACGCCGCTGTTCGTGACCGGAATCTGGCCGGGGTTGGTCACCCCCGCCGGATAAGTGAGGAACCCGCGCGGCTGACCGACGCCATCGCCGGTGACGAACGATTCGGCCTCAGCGCGCGCGAAGCGATCCGCGACCTTGCCAGCAAGCCACTGCTCGATGTTGATTTCGGGATCGTCCAACATTTGCTGCGTGGCGCTCGGATTCGCATACATCTCGTGCACTGCAATGCGCCACGCACCGAAATTCGGAGTGCTCGTCACAGGTCGCGCGGCGGTCTCAGCGACCCAGCCATAGCCAACCTCGTTGAGATCAAAGAGGCCTTCGAGCGCGTCCTTGCTGATAACCTGCACCGCAGCATAGGCGCGCATCGGCGAGGTCTCAAAGATCTTGGTGACGATTGCGCCGCTCATGTCGGGGTTGACCGTGTAGCCGCCGGTCGCGTCGCCGCCGACAGACAGCGCCTTGCGCTCGTCGTGGTCGAGACTGTCAGGGCCTTTCCGGAAATAGCCTTCCATGATTTCAGTATAGCTCTTGAGGCTTTCGCCGGTCATCTGACGCGCCTGCATCTCGCCGACAAAGCCACCGGCATGACGACGCCACGAAGCGGCCTTTGCTTCAAGCGCCGCGTCAACGTCGATGGGGTTGCCCTGATCGTCAACCACGACACGGGCGGCGCGCTTGGATGCCAGCACGGCCTCATCGGCAACGGCCTGAGCGTCGGTGATGGCGGCTTCCATCTTGGCCAGCTTCGCTTCGGTCAGCGGGTCGGCGCTGCCCTTGGCTTCGATCTGCTTAAGCCGTTCGTCGTTGGCCTGCTTGTAGGCGTCAAACCCGGTGTGGATCGCCTTGATGGCTTCCGCCACGCCCTTGATTTCGTCGGTCATTGGAATGCTTTCCCGAAAGATTGAAGGAGGTTTGCGAGGTCGGCAAATGCCGCATCCTCAGCCTTGCCATCATTCGCCGCAGCATCCCGCCGGGAGAGGTAGCCTTTGAAACCAAGCGATGTGATCGCCGTGGCGTCTGCTTTTGAGTATCCTGCATCCCGCAGAAACCGTTCGAATTGCCGCTCAGTCTCGATTCCTTTGACTGCCGTGACTAGCGCATCAGGCAACATCGGGAACGTGACGAGCGAAATTTCCATGAGGTCAATCGCCGTCAATCGGCGCACTCGGCCATCCGCCTCAGGCTCGGCCTCGCGCACGCGATAGCCGATCGACATTGAGTCAATCGCCCCGGCGCGCAGTAGGATCAACGCCTCTGCGCCTTGCTTGACGTCAGCGAGGAGGCGGCCCTTGACCTTTAGCCCATAATCATCCTCGGCAATCGACTCATAAACGCCGATCACCTTGGAGGTATCGTGCTGCCACAACATTTTAACTTTGCGGCCCGTGTTGAGCGACGCCCGGAAAGCGCCCGGCGCGACCATGTCCATGCCTTGATCTACCACGCCGAAAACCGACGCATACCCCTCAAACGTCCCGTCTGAATCTGGCATTGCCTTGATAAGCGCGGGCGAGTGTTTGGTCTGCATTTATCGGCCCTCATTGCGTGTTGGCAAACTGTAGCACATTAGCAACACTGTGGCTAGACTATCACAAACGCGACGGAGCATCGGCAATTTATTACCTCCGAAGCCCTCCCGCCGGGATCGCCTGGATACATCAGCCGCGTCCCGCCAACGCTAAAAGGCTCATCCGCGCCGACGTCCTGACCGTCCGCGCGCCTGTGGCTGTCACGTGTCCGCGCATCGCTGCCCGCCATCCACTCGCGCCGATACTCAAGGCCCTCCTCTCGGATGGCCGCGTCTGCGCCCGCGTTGGCTGCGCCGTGGGTTTCGGTGCGCGCGATAAGGTTGGCACGTCCGATGCTAAGGCTCGGGACATTCTCAAGGATGCGCGCGCCGATACCGGCCTGGCCCAGACCGTCCTCATAGCCGCGCCGCACGCCGTCAACGATGCTGGCGCGCGTGGTCTCGGAGACGTAAGTGATGCGCTGCCGGATCGCCTCGGACGCCACATATCGCAGAGCAAACGTCCGCATGATCGCCGCGAAATCCTTGCGCTCGTCCGGGCCTGCGCCCGCCTTGGCGACGCGGTTAATGCGCTGCGAAAACGCTAGAATGCTCTCGCCTGCCATCGACGCATAGAGCGCTTCGACCCGCTCGATGTGGTCGCGCGCCGCTGGCACTTCGCCGGTAATCTCCCAAAACGCCAGCATCTCGCGCATTGAGGCGCTAATTTCGCGTCGCATCCGCCGCTCGAATTTACCTGACAGGCGGTCGAGCAATAGGCCCTGCGTGCGCAATTCCTGCGCGCGCGTGTTGCCGGTGGCGAGCGTCATTTTACGTCGTGCCCATATGCCAGCGCCTTGGCAAGATCGGGGGATATGTCGGCAGGCAGGATCGGCTCGCTTGCCATGCTCAGGCTGATTTGCGAGGGCTGCACAAGCACAACGTCGCCGCCCTCAATCGGGTCATAACCTTTCATCTCGCGCCGCTCGTTAATCGTCAAATCGTCGGACATATTCGCCATGTCCCAAAGCGCGCTCCGCTTATCAACGATGGCGGGGACTTGGTCATAGTCCGCTTTGATCTGGATGCCCTGTGGCTTGCCGAGCCATGCGCTCCAATCCTGCGCGATTAGATCAACGAGCGGAATGACCGTATCTTCCCAGAACGCAAGCCGCGCCTCTTTATAATTGGAATACGTGTTGTCGCCGGGGATGCCGAGCATCTGAGGGGGCACACCGAACGCCAACGCAATGTCGCGCGCCGCGCTATTCTTGGCCTCTTGGATGCCCATGTCGGTCGGGCTGAGGCCCATCTCGTGCCACGTCAGCCCGCCCTCCAAGATCATCGGACGTCCAGCGTTGTGCGAGCCCGAATACTGGTCTTGCACCTCGGCTTTGAGCCGCTGGAACGCATCGTCGCCTAGCACCGTGTCACCGCTTGCCACGAGCGCACCGGATGGGCGGGCGCTGTTTTGCAAGAGCGCCTGCATATACTTCATGGCCTCGTTGTGCTGGTCGATGGCGTAGGCGCCGGACTCGACAGGGCTTTGACCATACCAATCGTTGATCGGATTGAACGCCTTCATGTGGCGCAGGTCAAAGGCACCGCTAGGCGAGCGCGCAAAGATAACCTTCTTGCCGCCGACCTTGTAGCAATAGTATTCTGGCAAGCCATTGGCCGCAGGGATGATTTGCATACGGTCCGGGCGAAGCTGGTAAAGCTCGCGCGCTTGCCCCGCGACCGTCACGCGCTCCTCATAGCCGTTGCCTGCCAACAGGTAATAGCCGACCTTGGCGCGGATATACTCGGCCCCGGACTGCATCGGGTTTGGCTGCGCAATCAACTCCAAAAGCGGGTGCGCGATAAGCTCCTGCTCACCCCGGAACGCCAGCCACCGCACTGACGCCACCGCGTCACAGATGCGGTTGACGGCCTGATAGGCGATCACGTTGCGCCGGTATGCCTCGTCCGCAAACGCCGCATAGTCGCGCGGAGACCACACGGGCTGACCTGGTGTCATGACATGCGTGTAAGCTGCGGCGGATTCTTTGACGCTCGGCACGTCAGCGCGTCCAAACAGACGTGGGAATTTCATCTATGCGACCTCTGCGGCGTGGCTGTTGCCGAAAGGTAACACGTTTAGCAATGTGTTGCCACTGCGCCACACATGGCACGGGGTAGGTGTGGGCCAACCACCTATCTTGTGCCATGCATCACAGCGGGCCTAGAGCCTGCGCAGCCTTGGAGCGGATCGCGCGCGAATTAGCGGCTGGAGCGCGTAGCGGATTGAGTCTATAAAATGGTTGTGATCGTCAACAATCGCCGGGAGGATGTCCCCGCTTAGCCGGTCAACCTTGTGCGAATATAGCCGCGCCTCTCGCGCAGCCATCGGGCAATCCGGGTGGATGGTCATGCCCGCCGATTTGATCCATGAGACGCCATCCTCGACGCTGCCTGCGCCCTTCTTGACGCCGGTGATGCGCGGCAACCCATGGCGCGACAGGTAGCTGATGCTCTCAGGCCTTGCGCTATCGGCCCTTGAGGTGTGGCGCTCTATTCCGGGCAGGCGGTCGATTAGAAACGGCGCGGTGTCGTCAAGCTCAAGGCCCACCTTGCCAGCCTCGCGCCGGATGTGGACGCGCCCGTTGTGCAGCCACACCTCGACGGCGGTCGTCGGGTCCTGTGCGAATCCGAAGTCGATGCCGTAATATGGGCCGTCCCAGCCGTCGCCCGGCTCAAACTCTGCTACGTCGTATCGGCCCTTGAACACCTGCGCGTCGGTGATCGATAGGAAGCCGCCCTCCCAAACGTGTTCATACGTGTCAGCGCGCCGCACCATGTCCTGCGTGCGCTCCTGCTCAAGCACCGCAGGGAACCACGGGTTGTCGGACCAGTTCATTTCAGCGATCTTGATGCCATCGGGCGGCGTATCGCGAAAGCGCTTATGCGTTGCGCTTTCGCTGCTTTCGGGATTCCAAGTGACCCACACCTCGGAATCATGCTCTCGCACCGTGGGCAGGAGCGTGCGCCAGGCGGATTCGCTCACCGTCTCGGCCTCATCGACCCACGCAAGCAACAGCTTGGACTTGCTTTTGACGCTGGCGAGGTTGACGCGCAGGCCCGCGAACGCATAGCGAATGCGCCCGTCGGTTGAGCGAATGAACCTGTCGCCGATCTCGTAATATGCGGCAAGCCATGGCACAGCGCGGATCGCGGCCTTGACCTCTTCCATGCTGGACTCATCAAGCGAATTGAGATGCTCGCGAGCGCAGAGGATAACGCCCTCTTGCCCCGACATGCCGCAACGGTAGCCATGCACGGCGGACATAAGCGCAAACGTCCGCGTCTTGCCCGATCCGCGCCCGCCGTATGCAGCCCTGTAGCGCGCCGCTCCGGTGAACACGCGGCGCAGCTTGGGCGGGACTTCAATCCTCGCAGTCGTCATCCGGGCTTACCAGTTCGATGCGGTTCGGGGACATACTGCCGTCGCTTGACGTGTGGTCAACGTGGGCGCTTTCGCGGAACCCGGCGCGCGTCTTCATCCAGAAGATTTGCGCAGCCGTGTCGCCCTTTAGGGCTTTGCTGAATAGCGCCCCGCCGATTGTAGCGTTTGCTTCGGAGTGCGAAACATCAAGCTCATCTCGATACCACTTGCGGAGCGTCTTCGGGTCAATGCCAAGTATGCGCCCAATCATTTCATGCGGCGTTCCGACCCGCGCGTGACTCGTTACCTTTTCTCGCGTCTCGTCGGTTGGCTGATGCGGCAGGGTCACTTCATCTCCTCCTCTGTCCCGCAATGATAGGCGGGAAGTTTTGCCCCAAACGAAAAAGCCGCCCCCCGCGTTGGCAGGAGGCGGCAGTCGCAGGAGGAGACGACAGGCACATGACAACCCGACAAGGCCAATGTCGCACGGGTCGTGCGGGCGGTCAAGCGTCGTCGTCGGGATCGTAAATCTTTTGCATAACTTCATGTTTCGCCATCTCTAACGCGCCCAGCGCTTCAAAGCCGGTCACGCCGCCCTCAGCGTTATAGATTGCGTCCATGATTGCCGCTAGGAGCGCGTCAGGGGCGCTCTCGCCGTCTCCGGTGATAACGCGCCACGGGCCAATCGTAACCTCATCCGCCATGCGTCAAGCTCCCTTTGACCGCTGCAAACAAGCAGGCTCAAGGGTAACGGGCCGACCGGCTGCGGCGTGAAACCCCTTCACCACAGGCGCGGTCATTTCCAAAAACGTGAGGCAAGCCTGGATCGTTGGCACTTCGATAATGTCAACGGCGGCGACCACGCGGCACTGCGTCGGGTCGGCGACTAAGCACATGATAAACATCGGGATAAACATTAGGCTTTCCTCTCCATCAGCGCAATTTCCGCCGCGATGGCGTCTCGCATGTCTACCAGATACGCAATCGGAGATTCGTCACGCCCCCAAACCCAAGCCGCTCTCCACGCGCGCCGCACAATAAAGCCGCGACCCTCGCGCATCTGCCGCGTGAACTCCGCCATGCTGAAATCAGGCTCAGCCATGCACGC